CTCTTGAACACAAAAATTATTATTTTTTATGATTTTTTTGGAATAAATGCTTAAATAAGAGAAAAAACCTCTTAAAAGTGCTTAAAAAGTTTCAAAAAGATAAAAAAATGATAGGAGGGTTTTAATAATAACACATTTTAATAATGAAATAACAAAGAATGAGGTGATAATGTGGAAAAAAAGAATTATGATGACAAATCAACACACATAATGGAGTTAGCAGAAGCAAATGGAGTATCTAATAACTACTTTTTTATACAAACATTTAAAAATTATCAATTTCAATTAGAAATACTAGATAAATTGGAACATGCAATAAATGATGATGGAATTTTAGTTACTAAAGAGTATGTTAAAGGTAGAAAAAATGTTTATTCTCATCCTGCTATTAGTGATTTTAATAGAACAGTAGATAGTTCAAATAAAACAGTATCAACATTAATGAAAATCATAAAAACATTTGGTGATGGTGCTGCAGAAGAAGAAGATCCATTAAATGATTTAATAAATGGTAGTGATGGAGATGAAGAATAATAAGGCATATGAGTTTTGCATTAATTCAGTAAAACTTAAAACCACTCCAAAGTATGTTAAGAAGCAAATGGAGGACTTCATTAATATATGTGAAGGGAAAAATGAAAAATATATTGTTAGTGAAAAGAAAGTTAGTCAAGTAGAGAATGTATTGAAGTTATTGATAATGCCTAAAGGACTTAAAGCAGGTAAAACTGTATTTGAATGTACTGTAGGTTATCAATGGCTTTTTTATATTGGTATTGTATGTATAGTTTATAGAGATAATCCTAATAAAAGAAGATATGAAACAGGGTTATTAGAGATATGTAGAAAGAACTTTAAAACATATACCATAGCAATTTTATTTATATTATTGTTTTTAACTGAACCTAAATTTAGTAAGTTTTATTCAGTTGCTCCTGATGGATCACTTTCAAGAGAGATTAGGGAAGCAATAGCAGAAACAATTAGAAGTTCACCAAAGATATATGAGTTTAAAGATAAAAAGAGATTTAAGATATTAAGAGATTACATTAAATTTAATCCTACTCAAATTACATATACACCATTAAGTTATTCTACAAGTAGAATGGATGGTAAATTACCTAATGTATTTATTGCAGATGAAGTAGGAGCATTACCTAATTCATACCCAATAGAAGCAATGAGATCAGGACAATTAAATATTTTAAATAAATTAGGTTTTATCATAAGTACAAAATACCCTACTATAGATAATCCATTTGAAGATGAAGTTAAATATAGTAAAAGGGTTTTAGATGGACTAGAAAAAGATGAAACTAGATTTAGTTTATTATATGAACCTGATAATACAAAGAATTGGGAAACAGATGATTTAATACTAAAACAAGCAAATCCAGTTTCTTTAGAAATACCTGAAATATGGGAGGATCTTTTAAAGAAAAGAGCATATGCAATAGCAGTAGAAAATGCCAGGGAAAACTTTGTTACTAAACATTGTAATATTATTTATCAAGGTGTAGGAACTGAAACTTATATTGATGTAAAAGAAGTTCAAGAATGCAAAGTAGCAAAAGTAAATTGGACAGGCCGAGTAGTTTATGTAGGACTAGATTTAAGTGAAACAAACGATAATACAAGTGTTTCAATGGTAACAGTAGATGATGATAATAATATTTTAGCTGAAAGTTTTGCATTTATTCCTGATGGAAGAATAGAAGAAAAACAAGCAGCAGAAAAAGTTAATTATAGAGAACTATTAAGTACAGGAAAAGTTATAGCATGTGGAGATAAAGTTATAGATTATTCAGTTGTAGAGGATTTTATATTAAGTCTAGAAGATAAATATGGAGTTCAAATACAGGCAATAGGCTATGATAGATGGAATGCTTTATCTACTGCACAAAAACTTGAAAAAGCAGGTTATAACCTAGTAGAGATAAGACAACATAGTTCTGTATTACATCCACCTACAAAGTTACTAAAAGAAAAGATATTGAATAAAGAATTTCAATATGAAAATAATAGAATGTTAGAAATAAATTTTCAAAATGCTAAATGTGTATATGATACTAATAAAAATCAATATGTAAATAAGAAAAAATCAAATGGAAAAGTTGATATGGTTGTAAGTTTAATCAATGCAATTTATTTATTGCAGCAAGATGTATTCCTAAACCAAATGGACTTTACAATACAGGTTTTTTAGGAGGTGAAATATGAATATTGCATTATATTATTCATGCCCATTTGAAACAGGTGGAGTAGAAAAAACAATGTATAATAGAGCAAAAAAATTAAGTGAAGCAGGTAATAATATAACTTTTATATATTCCAACCAAAAAGCTCAACTAAATATGCTTGAAAAATGGGCAACAATAGGCAATGTTAGATTTATTGATGCTATACAAGATTATACATTTGATTTAGTTATTTATGATGCTATATATAACCTAAAAAAAGTTAGAGCAAAAAGAAATAATTATATTCAAGTTATTAATGCTAATTTAGTTGATAGTAATGAAAGCTATGAAGAAGTTATACCTTTTAAAAAATATGTAGCAGTAAGTGAGGAAGCAAAAAGACAATTTAAAGAAAGAAAAGGAAAAGAAAGTATTGTTATTCCAAATATTATTGATGAAGAAGAAGTAATTAAATTATCAAAAGAAAAAGTTGATATACCTAAAAAGAAACACAATTTTGTAATGGTAAGTAGAATAGATAAATATAAAGGTTTTGACAAATTAGAAATAGCATTAAAAAAATGTGAAGAAAGATATGGTAAAGATTATCAACTTGTAGTAGTTGGAAGTTGTAACCTATTTAATGATTATGTAGAACAAATAAAAAATAAATTAAAAAATTACAATATTATATGGGAAGGAATGCAAGAAAATCCATATAAGTATATGAGGTGGGCTGATAGTTTATGGCAATTTAGTGTTTCAGAAAGTCAATGTATGGTTATGTATGAGGCATTAATTGTAGGAACACCTTGTGTATGTACTGATTTTCCTAATGCAGTAAAAGAATTAATAGATGGTAAAGGTTATGTATTAAAACAAGATTTATCTAATTTTGATTTAGAAAAAATAGAGAAGTTAAAAAAAGATTTTGTTTATCATTACCCAGATTATTCTAAAGATTGGTTAAAAATAATAGAACCACCTGAAAAAAAAGATTATAAATTTAGTGTAATTATTCCTAATTATAATAACGGACAATATCTAGAAAAATGCCTAAATAGTGTACTCAATCAAACATACAAAAATTATGAAATTATCTTTATAGATGATATGAGTGAAGATAATTCATTAGAGATTGCAAATAGGCTATTAAAAAAACCACATAAAGTTTTGAAAGTACCATATAAAAAATATAATGGTGGAACAAGAAATATTGGAATAATGGAAGCAACAGGAGATTACATAATGTGTATTGATAGTGATGATTGGTTAATAAATAACAAAGTATTAGAGGATCTAAATGATTTTATAGAAGATGAAGATATTATTAGAACTGGTTATTCATTATTTAATGGTAAAGAAGAAAATATGTTTACTGATATTCCAAAACATGAAAAGATGATGGATTTATTTATAGAACCAACATGTGCAGTTTGGACAAAAGTTATTAAAACAGAAATATTAAAAAATACTTTGTTTAGTGAAGGGACATTGATGGAAGATAAAGTTCATCATTATAGAATAGTAGATCATAGTAATAGTTTTGCAGATTTTCCACAAGTAACTCATATTTGGAATAGAACAAATACACATAGTGTATCAACCAAGAGAAATTATAAATGGGACAATAGTATATATAGACATATTGCTGATATGTTAGATTTTATTGAAGAAACTAAAAATAATCAATATAAGGATTATGTAAAAAAGAAAGTAGAAATGCACAAACAAATGATTGCAAAAAAAGATTTTAGACAATTATAAGGAGGAAAAATGAAAAATTATTTAGTAAAAGCATTAATGGATTTTAATGATTATGAAGGTAAGGATGTAAACAACCCAAGTAATTCATTCAAAGAAAGAAAAATACATGAAACATTTTATTGTACAAAAGAAAGATATGAAGAATTAAATGGTAAACATTTAGTTGTACTTGTTGGAATAGATAAAATAACAGATGAGCCTAAAGAAACTAAAAAAACAACTAAAAAGAAAAAATAATATAATCATATTAAATAAAGGAGGTGAATTAAGACATGGCTTTTTTAGATTTATTTAGAAAAAGAGATAATACTACACAAACTTCAACTGAACAAATTACACCACCAGTTAATGATGTTTTATTACAGGCTTTATTAAATAGTGAAGCAATAACTAGAGAACAGGCTTTAACATTACCTGCAGTATCAGGAGCAGTTGATTTTATATCTAATATGATTGCTTCAATGCCAGTTAAACTTTACAAATATAAAGATGGAAAAGTAGAAGAAAAAGAAGATGATCCTAGAGTTCGTTTATTAAATGGAGATACTGGAGATACATTAGATGCTTTTCAAATGAAAAAAGCAATGGTAGAAGATTATTTATTAGGTAAAGGTGGTTACTGCTACAAAAGAATGAATAGGAATGAAGTTACAGGTCTTTTCTATGTAAAAGATATTTATGTAGATGTAATACCTAACTTTATACCAATTTATAAAGACTACTATATATTAGTAATGGGTGAACAATATACAAAAGATGAGTTCATAAAATTATTAAGAAACACTAAAGATGGTGGAACAGGTACAGGTGTGATAGATGAAGTAGGACAAGCACTAGAAACTGCTTATAATACACTTTTATATCAATTAAATATGGTAAAGAGTGGAGGAAATAAAAAAGGCTTTTTAAAAAGTGAAGGTAGATTAGATCAAGATACTATAAATACATTAAAAGCAGCATGGAGAAATCTTTATGGAAATAATACAGAAAATGTAGTTGTTTTAAATAAAGGTTTAGAGTTCCAGGAAGCAAGCCAAAGTGCAGTAGAAACTCAATTAAATGAAAGTAAGAAAACATTACAAGATGAAATTAATAATATATTTCATATACATCCTAATGACTTCTATATGACTTTCAAATGTGCAATTTACCCTATAGTAAAAGCATTTACAACTGCTTTAAATAAAGATTTATTACTAGAAAAAGAAAAAGGTAAATTATATTTTGATTTTGATGTAAAAGAAATTATTAAAGCAAATGTAAAAGAAAGAATGGAAGCATTAAAACTTGCAAAAGAAATAGGATTAAAAACTATTAATGAAATGAGAAGGGAAGAAAACTTAAATTACATAGAAGGTATGGATGTAATTAATGTTGGATTAGGTGCAGTACTTTATGATACTAATACTCATAAATATTACACTCCTAACACAGATACAGTTGGAGATATAAGTGAAGATCCAGTTGAAGGTGAAGCAATAGATAATACTGATTTACCTGATGAAAATGCAGAAGCACAAATTCAAAAAGTAATTCTAGATAAAGAAATAGATACTGCTTTTGAAGAAAGTGGAAATAGTAGTGATGGGTAAAGGAGGTGATTAAATGCAAGTAAGAGTTAAAGAAGATAGTGTTGAAATAGAAGGCTATGTAAATGCTATTGAAAGAGATAGTAAACCTTTATTAAGTAGAGTAGGACAATTCATAGAAAGAATTTGTAAAGGTGCATTTAAAAAAGCATTAAAAAGAAATGATGATGTACATATTTTACTTAATCACGATTGGAAAAGAGATTTAGGAAGTACTAAAAAAGGAAACCTAGAACTTGAAGAAGATAATATAGGACTTCATGCAAGAGCAACGATAACAGATCCTGATGTAGTTAAAAAAGCTAGAAATGGAGAGTTGGTTGGTTGGTCATTTGGATTTAGTGATAGAGAAGTAGAAAACTCTATAGAAAGAGGAATGCCACATAGAGCAGTTAAAGATTTAGATTTAGCAGAAGTATCTATTTTAGATAGAACTAAATCACCTGCTTATGATGGAACTCTAATAATGGCAAGAAGCGAAGAAGAACCTATGCACTTTAGAGGTGAAGATTTTATTGATGAAGTATCAATAACAGAAGAATTACCTACAAACCAAACAGGCCAAGAGGTAACAGAAAATGAGGTTCGAGAAGAACCAAAAGAGGAAGAGCCTAAACAACAAGAAGTTGTTGAAGATATACATACTATTGATTATTCAAAGTATGAAACCATGATTAAAGAAATGAAGGAGGAATAAAAATTATGGAAAAAGGTTTAAAAGAAAAGAAAAACGATCTTATTACAAGAGCAGAAGAAGTTCTAAATAAGGCAAAAGAAGAAACAAGAGAACTAACTGATGCAGAAGCACAAGAGTTAGCAGAAATAAGAGATAATGTTAGAAGAATAATGAAAACATTAGAATTGAAAGGAGAGTTTGATAAAATGGAAGGTGCAGCACTAGAAAAAGAAGGACTTCCTAAAGATGAAGCAAAAACTGAAGTTGAAATAGAAAAAGAAGAAAGAGCTTTAGAAGAAGAAAAAGCATTTGAAAATTATATTCGTGGTTATGTTACTAATGAAAGAGCCACTGATGTTAATATGACTTTTGGAGATAATGGAGCAGTAATTCCTACTACAATTGCTAATAGAATTATTAAGAAAGTATATAATATTTGTCCAATACTTGAAAGAAGTTCTAAATACAATGTTAAAGGAAATTTAGAGTTACCATACTATGATGTTGAAACTCAAACAATTAATGTTGCCTGGGCAACTGAATTTCAAGATTTAGAGGCAAGTGCTGGAAAATTTGATAGTATTCAATTAACAGGTTATTTAGCAGGAGCATTAGTAAAAATTTCACGTTCATTAATTAATAATTCACAATTCGATATTGTTGGATTTGTTGTTGATGAAATGGCATATTCAATTAAAAGATTTATTGAAAATACATTATTAAATGGTTCAGGAAGTGTAACAGGTTTATCAACATTAACTAATATTAAAACTGTATCAAGTGCAATTACTGCTGATGATTTAATTCTTGCACAAGGACAAGTTAAAGATGATTATCAAGCAAATGCTATTTGGATTATGTCAACTGCTACAAGAGATGCTTTAAGATTACTTAAAGATGAAGTTGGTAGATATTTATT